TAAAGCTAAGATCAAGTGTTTCGTAGGCAATAGCTTGCGAGAGGCTGATGAAGAGTTTGAGTACAACGGAGAGCCTTGCAGTCACATTAAATTAATTAGTGGTACTGAATCTCCAAGTACTCCGGCTTCTGCGGAGGTTATTGAAGAAGTAATTGATGATTCAACTTCTGAGTCTGTTGATTATGATGCAATGACTAAAGCAGAGCTTGAAGAGTATGGTCGTTCTATTGGTGTTGACCTAGACAAACGACAAAACAGAGAAACTCTTATCAGCCAACTTGAAGAAGCAAATGGATAGGCATTGGTCTTCTTATTGATTTACAGGAGGCTAGTAGGAATACTGCTAACCTCCCTTTTTTTTAGGAGGTCTTATGGCTACTGAGGTAGATATTTGCAATCTTGCCCTAGCGCACTTGGGTGATGATGCAACAATAGCTTCGCTATCCCCACCAGAAGGATCAGCGCAGGCAGAAAAGGCTGCACGTTTCTATCCGATAGCAAGAAATACTCTGCTTGAATTACATACATGGAACTTTGCAGCTAAGCGAGGGAATTTAGCCCTTACAACTAATAATCTTGACCAATGGGATTATGCATATGCAGCACCTAGCGACATGATGTCGGCTGTTGCAATAATATCTCCTAGCTCTGAGAATGATTACGCAACAAGAATGTCTGCTGGTGATACGCCTGGTAACTTAACGGCTAATTTTGCACCAACAATTGTAGCTGGACAATATACACCACAACAATTCGCACTAGAGGGAGCGTTGATATATACGAATCAAGAGAATGCAATGTTGAGATATCAAGCATATGTAACCGACCCTTCGTTATTTTCTCCTTTATTTGTCATCACTTTGTCATGGCATTTAGCATCTATGTTGGCAGGCCCTGTAATTAAGGGAGATCAAGGAGCGGCAGAAGCAAAACGATGTACACAAACGATGGCATCCTATTTAATACAGGCAAGACAATCAGATAATCTGCAAAGAGATATCAGTGTGGAGCATATAGTTCCCTGGACATCTGGGAGATAAGCAATGCCAACTACACGCACCTTTAAACAATCATTTTCTGGGGGAGAGATATCGCCAGAAATGTTTGGTCGTATTGCTGATAATAAATTCCAACAGGGTGCAGCGACAATGCGTAATTTCATTGCTAAACCACAAGGGCCAGCACAAAACAGACCTGGTTTTGCATATGTAAATGCAGTTAAAGATAGTACTAAAGCTACACGGGTAATACCTTTCACATTTAACACAACCCAAACAATGGTCATCGAGATGGGTGATCAATATTTTAGATTTCATACGGAGGGTCAGACGTTACTTTATAGCGCAGGTTCGGCATGGAGTAACAGCACTAACTACACGGTTGGCGATATAGCCTTACAGGGTGGCACGAATTACTACGCAAAGACAGCCCATTCAAATAGCCAGCCACCAAACGCAACTAATTGGTATCCACTGCCAGCAAACCTTACATACGAAATACCATCACCATATTTAGAAGCAGAATTGTTTGATGTGCATTATGTGCAATCTGCTGATGTACTTACGCTAGTGCATCCTAATCATGCACCTAGAGAATTAAGAAGACTTGGAGCTACCAAATGGGAATTAAAAGTAATTGATTTTGGTACTCCTTTAGCTGCCCCTGGAGGTGTATCAGTTAGTACTTACATACCTTCATCGACTTCTACAAACGCTGATACTTATCAAGACCATAACTATGTTGTAACGGCTGTTAAGGCAAATCTCGTAGATGAAAGCAATCAATCAAGTACAGCAACTGGAAGCAATAATATCTTCGTTACTGGAGCTAAAAACACTATTTCATGGAACGCAGTTACAGGTGCTAGTAGATACAGAGTATATAAAGACCAAGGTGGAATCTTTGGTTATATCGGAGAGACAACTGGTACTTCGATTGTAGACGATAATATTGCACCAGATTTTTCTCAAACACCACCAATTCATGAGAATGATTTCACAGGTTCTAATAACTATCCAGGTGCTGTTTCTTATTTTGAACAACGTAGAGTCTTTGCAGGTACAAATAATAATCCGCAAAACATATGGATGACTAAGTCTGGTACTGAAAGCAATATGTCATTTGGATTACCTATAAGAGATGATGACAGAATTGAATTTAGGGTTGCTGCTCGTGAAGCAAACACGATCAGACATATCGTGCCGCTGACGCAGTTGCTTCTTATGACAGGGTCAGCAGAGTGGCGGGTCACTTCTGTGAACAGTGATGCTATAACCCCAACGTCTATTTCGGTGAAGCCACAGTCATATGTCGGATCAAATAATGCACAGCCAGTAATTGTTAATAATAGCTTGGTATATGCTGCTGCTCGTGGTGGTCACATTAGAGAATTAGGTTATAACTGGCAAGCTAATGGTTTTGTCACAGGTGATTTATCACTTCGTGCCCCACATTTATTTGATAATTTCACAATTTTAGATATTGGATTAGCTAAAGCACCAATACCAGTTGTATGGATGGTTAGCAGTAACGGTAAATTATTAGGTCTTACATATGTCCCAGAGCAACAACTAGGTGCATGGCATCAGCATGATACTGACGGTACGTTTGAAAGTGTTGCTTGTGTTTCTGAAGGAGATGATGATTCTACTTATTGCGTTATAAAAAGAACTGTTAATGGTAATAGTGTTAGATATATAGAACGTATGGGTACAAGGTTATTTGCAACCCAACGGGATAATTTCTTTGTTGACTCAGGTGCAACATATAACGGTACAAATACAAACACAGGGCGAACCGTTACTGTATCTGGCGGTACGAACTATACGAAAGGAGAAACCGTTACGGTCACCACTAACTACAATTTATTCAATGCACCTCCTAGTGTCGCTGATAAAGATGATGCAATAGTTTTAGTTGATGGAACTGAACTTTATCGTCTTACTATTCAAGCCACATCAAGTCAAACAGTAGCAACTGCAAAATTAGATAAAGACTTACCAGCTAGTTTGCGTAATACAGGGATAACAACTTACGAAGTGGCAAGGAATGTTATATCAGGTATTAGTTGGTTGGAAGGAAAGGCATTAAACATTTTAGCTGATGGTGCTGTACATCCACAAAGAACGGTATCCAGTGGTTCTATTACCTTAGAACGTGCGGCTAGTGTTGTTCATTTAGGGTTGCCTTATGAAAGTGACTTAAATACTTTGCCTATGGCATTACAGGTAGAAGCGTTTGGCCAAGGTCGAGTCAAGAATTTGAACCACGTATGGTTAAGGGTTTTAGAAAGCTCTGGTATTTTTGCTGGTCCGAGTGCAGATAAATTAGTAGAGGCAAAACAACGTACAGTAGAACCATATGGAACGCCACCGAATTTAAAAACACAAGATATAAAGATTATGCTTACACCTGCATGGCAAGACAATGGTCAACTCTTTGTACGTCAAACAGACCCATTACCATTAACTGTTGTAGGTCTGACATTAGAAGTAGCAATGGGTGGATAGTGTAACCGTGAACAGATATCATGTATGTACACTTGAAAAGATAGGAGGGTGTTGCGCTTATGTCATGGAAGAAGCTGCGTAGCTTAAATAAAGCAGATCAGTTTGGGGCAGTCTCAGCTGGTTTTGGTTTCTTACAGCAAGGTATTGGTGCGTACTATGCAGCTAGTGCAGAGAAATATAAAACAAAAAGTCTGGCATTAAGCCTAGAGCATAAAAGAGATATGATGCTGTTCAATCAAAGAATGGCAGAAAGTCAGGTATTTCATATATATAAGGCACATAACAGCCGAATTCAAGCATCGACACTAAAAGCAGGTGCTAAAAAATCAACGGCTAAGACAATGTTTGCTGCTAGAGGAATACAAATGGGCGTGGGAAGTACTAAAGATGCATTTGTTAGTGATGAAATACTGAAAGAGATCGATAAAATCACGATGAATTCAAATAGGGCAAGAGCAGCATCGAACAAACGATTGGAAGCTGTAGGGATGGGAATACAAGCAAGTGGATATGGACTAAGTGCAAGCAATGCGTTTGCTACGGCATCTAATATCAGTCCGTTTATGAATATGGGTAGTAGTTTGTTAACGGGTGCAGGTGACCTTGTCGCCAGCTTACCTAAAGAGTTATTTAAGTAATCATGGCAAGAGTACCTTTACAGACAGCAACTCAAGAACAACTAGAAGTAGGTTCTAACGTCCAGTATGGGGCTGCATCTATAGAGCCAATGAAAGATGTTGTCTCTGATGACATCACACGATTTGGCAAAGCTCAACAACATTTGGGTAAAGCACTTTCAAAATTAGCTGATGAATTAGACGATGCTGAAAGTAAGAAGCTTTCTAATGATTACTATGCTGAAGTACAAGCAACTAAGAATGAATACACTGCTTTAAAAGGTGCTAATGCTGTAGGCACAGTCAAAGTTGGCGAGGAAAACATAACAGTATTTGAGCAATACCAAAGGAAATTAAAAGGAATATATGAGTCATACGAAGAGAAGGCAAGTAATGATACTGTTAAAAGTATATTCAGGAGCAAATCTTCAGTTCATACGAAGGCTGGTCTAAATGATATGACCGCACATTCGATAAAAGAACAACGAGATTACCTGACAAATGAAACAGTACAAGAGGTTACAAATAGTCAGAATGACGCTGTAACACATTTTGAAAGTTGGAATGATCCAAATGGTTTATTTAGGCAAAATTATGCAATAGGTCTTGCAAAGATACAGGAAGTAGCACAACTAAAAGGTTGGAATATTGATCCCAATGTGATTGATCCCTCTGATCCAGAAGGCAAAAGAAAACTAGGAATTAGTGAACAATATCTGGCAGAAGTAGAGAAGTACAATATGCATATAATGAAAGGTGTGATTGACGGTCTTAAGGGTAAGGACGACTTTCAGGGTGCTAAAGCCTTTCTAAGGTCGCTTGATCCCAATGGTGAAAGTGAAGATATTAATGAAGTTGCAAAAAAAGTTACAGTAGAGCAAATATCT